TCCGAAGCCTCGGCAAGCAAACCGTTCAGCTTTTCCGCTTCCTCCTGGAGCTGCGACAGGCTTACGCCATTGACGAACAGCCCGCCCATGAAATTGTGTTTCCCGTGGTGGTCAACTCTGGTTCTGTGGTCATTCATTGTTCTGTTCCTTTTCTTTGTGCTGCGTTGATGAGTTGGTCGAGGAACCCCAGTGTGTCGATCCGAAGGCTCAGAGCAAACACCGCGTCCCTGCTTTTTTCTGTCACATCGTCAAGCAGCCGGTCCCGTTCGCGGATCAGTTCGTCGCGTTGCCGTTCCGTCGCCTGCCGAATCGCCTGAACCGCCGCCAAGGAGCCTGCCCCCGCTACCAGGTGCATGTCGTCCTCGGTTACCAGTTTGTCGATGTTCAGGTACATGGTTCCAAACTATTCCCGCTCGTCAGTCCCGTCAGGGACAAATTTTTCAGCGCGTCCGTTGCCGCCTTGAATCTTTCGAATTTTCGCAGCCGTCTCGGCGCGGTCCAGCTTCAACTTCTCAAACTCCAGCTCCAGTTTGCGCTGTTCCATTTCCATTTTAGCTCGGGTCGCTTCCGCCTCGGCCTTGGCCTTCTCAGCCTCGGCTTGCGCGGTCTGCAATTCCAGTTGCCGCACCGGGTCGTTCGCACGCGCTTCATCCCGTTTCTGCTTCTCTTCCGGCGTGAGCAGCACCGAGTCTTCACTGAATCCGTGCGCCTTTGCGATCTGTTCGGCCAGTGGTCGCCAGTCCACTTCGCTTGCCAGCATTTCGTTGGATGCGATTGCCGCAATGAACTGGTTGATCTTGGTGATCAGCATTACCCGATCCTGGTATAGCGAGAACCCGATGGGCTTCACCTTCCAGTCACCTTTGCTTGCCACCCCACCGTCGAGCATGGCATACCGGTAGAAATCCGTGACGACCGGCTCGGTCAGCATCTCGTCTATGTTCCGCACCACCTGCGCCAGGTACTTCGCGCCTTTCTCCGCCATCTGCGCGGCCTGGTACGCCGTCTGCACGTCCTGACCACTCGGGTTTACCCCGTGAACTATGTTGGGAATCAGTGAGGTCTCTTCGAGGTATCGGTCGGAGTAGTTCAAAAGCGAGATGAGGCTGTCACCAACATCGGCGACCATAACCTGCTGCAATGCCTGCCGGACATCCTTGCACTCGTCTTCGAGTTCTAGCATTTTACCCGGCTCCACCTTGCCATTGAAATTCTTCGGCAGAAACCGCTTGGTCCCCGCGAACATCACGTTCCCGGAAAGTCGCTTGTTGTCCTCGAACGCCCGCCAGCCGCCGTTGATCACCTTTTGCATGGCCGCCACCGCGTCGGCTACCCCGTGCGCGTCTATACTGTCTATGCTTTCCTCCCACTCCAGCCGATAATAGGGACGATCCTCGGGGTCGGTCAGGAACAGCCGAATACATACATCATCCACGATTACCGCGTGGACCTCGATGTCGTCCCCCTGTTTCTCAATGTCACGCTCCAGGTTGATGTCGGCGGTCTCACGCTCTTTCGCAAAGGATCTGACAAATTGTTTGGGAACACGCCCCCAGAACTCGATCCGCTCCAGCGTGCTTTCACGCTCCGCAAGGTCACGGTCCACCGGCTTGCCCGTGTCCCGCCGGGGCTTCGATGTCTTGTCGTTCTTGTTTTGTGCCAGAACCTTGTCGATGTCGTCGGAGAAATACCCCTCTTCGTTCTTGAGTTGCCGCAGCTCGAACATGCTGGTTTCGCTGACTTCGCATATCCCCGCGCTTTTCTGAAGGTCGTCCGTTTCCAAGTCGCGGTAGATGTCCCAGGTGCTCACCCACGACAACCCCGGCACCCATTCGCTCCGGCTGTATTCCTCCCAGACACCGGGAGCGTCCATCGACTGCCGCCAGCCACCGCGCTGCACCTCGTGCATGTATCGCTTGCCGAACCCCTCGCCGTAGATCGCCGCGCTCAGGATGATTCGGGAATACTGCCGGTCGGCGTGGCAGTCCGAGAACTGCGTTTCGATATGGCTTTTCATGCGCGTCCGGTCGTCGCGCTGCTGCTGCTGCAATTCTTCAGGGAGTTGGGATAGATCAAGTTCGGCCAGCGGGTTGTTGATCAAGTCAAACGGTATTCCGCCGCCAGTGAGTTCCATGTCCGTCACCAGTGCCACCGCCGCCAGTACCTTCATTCGCGTCACTTGGATAAACGTGTCGCTGCGCCAGTCCTCGCCCTCGTCTTTCTTCCACTTTCTGTGTTCCTCGTCAACCGAGCGGAAATAGTCGATATTGCGTTTCCACTTCGTTTCCAGCGGATCGCGGTTGTTCTGCCAGCTTTTGTATTTTTGGCAGATGAATTCGGCAAGGGATGTCTGGGGTTTTTCTGGCATGGTCGCACAAACTCCAAGCTGTTTTCGGCACTATGCCGTAACCTGCCTGCCGCGTCAGGGACAATTTTTTCAAACGCCGTTTTCCGGCGGTCTCATGGTCGCAACCGCCGCCACCATACACAACAGTGCGTGTACGGCTGGCAGTAGCGTATCGTCCGCGGACACATCGAAGTCCCGCAGCTGTTCATGCACCAGACTGTCTCTCTGGTATTTGAGCCGCCCAGTGCTCAACATCAGCCGCATTGCCGTCACCGCGTCCCGTGCGTGGATGTCCGGGTCGAGGAACATTGGTTTCGGGTTGACCAGCTCGCAGCGGTATGTCTCCAGCGCGAACGGCTCCGCGATAGGCTCTGCCTGGTCGAAATAGTACCGTCGGCATAGCCAGGTCGAATACATCCGGTTGAAGAACTCGCAGCACCCCACGTGCTCGATGTAGTTGGAGCCCGGCCTGGTCACGTGCGCCACCGTGAGAAACGACTCCTGGCCGACGACATACACAATTCGTGTCGTGGTCTCGCAAATTCCGCACAATACGACACCTTGCCGCGCCACGTACCCCGTCCCGGCGCTCGGCCAGCACACACCGCCGACCGGGTAATAGTCTCCCGTCGGTATTTTCGATCCTTTCGGAAACACATAGTGTGCGCTCCGCCCGTCCGGGTTCAGATTCACTGTCGTCGGAGTGTTCACGTCACATCGCTCCTATATCAGCGTTCGCCGTTACGGTTTTCGCGTTCCGCGTCGCCGTGTCCGGCGGTACATGGCCGCCCTCGCTCGATGTCCCCGGAACCCACGTCAGCGGGCGCGTCATGAACATCAACGCCGCTTCGTCGTAGATATGATCCTCCAGCTTCTTGTCCACGTCCTCCGGCTTGTTTGGATCGCTCTGGAGCAGGGGAATGGTGCGGATAAAGTCGATGCAGCAATCGTACACCTGGAGCATGGGCGTGCCGATTCGGTTCTTGTCTTCGTCTCGCGGAACCCGCAACCGGGCGTGGAACTGGCGAATCTTCTGCACCCGGTCCGGGTTGCCCTGCTGCAACGTCAATCCATGCCGGGCGAAGGTCGCAGCCGTGCTCGGACTCTGCCCGCCGTGTACGTAGTCCGGCTTTTTACTCCAGGCATCCGGCGGCGCGATTCGGATCACCGCCCGGTCGATCCCCAGCGATTCCTCGAATTCCGCAATGGTCTCCGCCATTTCGTCGTCGCCCTGCCGAATACCTGTATCAGGCTGATTCGGCAGGCATCCGTACAGCTCCGCGAACCGATAGGCCCGCCCGTCCTCGTCGAACCACCACCACCCGACACTGTAGGGACGGGCGAAACCCAGGTCGAGAGTCATGTACAGCGGCGCGGTCTCCGGGACTGGAATCGGCCTGATCACGTGATCCTTCGTATTGAAATCGAACATCTGCCCCAGGAAGATGTCCCAGTCCCCCTCCAGATACGCGGTCCGGTAGGGTTCCGGCATGGCCTCCAGCCGGTGGACGTATTCCGGGTCGCGCTCCAACAGGATCGGGTTGTCCTTGATCTTGCCGGGGATGTATTGGCGCATCATGCCGCCCTCGTCCCGTGGGGCGCGTTTGCATTCATACTCCTTGGCCGAGTCGATCCACCTATGTTTGACCCAGGCGTGCCCCACCCCGCCGGGGTTGCTGCTCGTGTAGATTCCGGGGACCTTGTGCCTGTAGCGCTGCGGAATATCGAGGGTTGTCCTGGTCCTGCTGCGCAGGTAGTCGTAGATGAACTCCGAGAACGTCGTCAATTCGTCGATGGCCAGAATATGGATTTCCGCGCCCTGGTAGTTGAATACGTCCTTTTCGTATTGACAATAGCCAAAGAAAATGATCGAGCCGTTATGCAGGTGCCACCGGTTCTTGTCCGACCGATACCGCCCGATACTCCGCGGGAACTGCTGCAACGACGGCAGGATATGGTTCTTCTCCAGCTCCGGCAGCGTCCGTCGAAAGATGTATGCTTGCAGACCCGGAATCAATAGTGCCCACTTCAACACCTCGAACCGCAGCGCGTGAGATTTCCCCGGACCCGCCGCACCCCCGAACAGGATTTCATTCGCCGGACTGGCATGTAGCTCCTGCTGTTTTGGCTGCGGCGTATAGTCTAGGTCGATGTTCATTCAACTTCAGCTCGCTTGTCTGGTCCGACATGCTCCAGCACCTTCCCCCTCGCACCGCTGAACGGCTTGAACCCGTGTTTGCTCATCTCTCACACTCCATCCGGCGGCGGGTCCGGCATAGCCATTTTCGTCACCACCGTTATCTGACTGGTGTTGTTCGTCTCGATCTCCTGTCGGTCGCGCCACTTGTCCGGGCGACGGTTGTTCAGCCATATCCGCTGCGCCTGAACGCTTCCGGGAATATGCTTCGCCGTGCGTTTCACCGTCCGCTCCAGTACCGCCGCCACTCCGTTCTCGCCTTCGCTCCCGGCGGAATTCCCATCCTCATCCGCCAGGATTTGCTTTTCTGTGACCTCGACCACTGGGATGTCATACCCCACCGCTCGCTTGAACAGGGCGTTCTCGACCCGATAGTCGGACAGGTCGCGCCCCACGGCCAGCGCGTTCTCCAGTTCCGGGTGGTTCTTCCGATAGCGATAGAAGGTGGCGGGGTTGATCTTGAGCTTGTCGCAGATTTCCTCGACCGTGAATCCGTCGCGGGTCCAGCAACCGATCAACTCAAGGCAGGGCTGGACGCGCTCGGCATAACGATCCCGGCGTGGCCGCCCGGACTTGCGCTTGCGTTTACGGGCAACAGGCATGTTGTCCGTGGTAGTTTTAATCTGAGTCTTGGTCCGCTGTTCCGGCATGAGTATGCTCCGACATGTTTCTCAACACCATGCCACGCGCCGCCACTGCCGGCAGGGACATTTTTTTCAAGAGCCTTTTTCGGGGATGTCCAGGACATGAAAAGACACGTCCCGGACCGTCCAAAACATGCAACGTCGCATAATATTTTTTTGGACCTTTTATGCCGCCGATTTCCAGCCGAAAAAATTTTGAGGCTGTTTTGTACTCAGCTTTAGGAACTGCGCTCAGCCTCAAGCGTAAAAATGCGAGATAATGCGAGATTGCTTCGTGGGGGTGACAGGGGACCACTGGGGAGGACTCTCGCCCCAAACGCGCCCTTCATGGATCGCTTTCGGCGAAATGTACCATTGTTTCGGGGGTGAAAGGGGTCCGGGCGGCCAATCCACGACTTGACACGGCGTTTTGTAAAGTCGTAAAGTCGTCACCCAGGCGAAGGCAAGAAAAACCCCGCCTCCCGGCTGTCCGGGCAGGGGCGGGGCGGGGTGGGGTGGGCTTGCGTATATTTACCTGTTGGCCTTTAATTGCGCTGCCAGCCTATCACGGAACTGGAACAGGCGGACGTGACGCGCATCGTGCTCTTCCTCGCTGCAACCGTCGGAGTGCAACGGATACCAGTGGTTCA